CATCTCTCCAAAAATGGCGTGTAAATCTAGTAGGAAAGCATTTTAATCAGTTTACCCTAGATGATGGGTTTATGACTGAAGGATGGGAAGGTAGAGGACTTCAGTATACTCATTTATACGCACCTAGAGTGCTTAGAGAGTCAATATACGCAACTGATCAAGATGGTAATAAATTGTATGGTCAAAAGGATTTGACCAAGCAGAATGGGTCTGAGGTGTCTTCTACGGGACATTCTCCAATCATTGGGTGGGCATATGATGGAAACCCAATTTATGGACCATATGGATATGCAGATAGAAGAGGTGGTGTAGTTACTCAGATGAAATCTGGGTATAAATTAGATCTAAAAAAAGATAGACCTTCTACAGTATTTTTCCCTGAAGGATTCTTTATTGAGGATTATACTTATACGCCAGTAAATGATGATTCTGTTCTTGATGAAAATAATGGAAGATTTTGTATTACTCCAGAATATCCAGATGGAACATATGCTTATTTTGCAACAGTAGATACAGCATCAGCATCTTCTGGTCCTTTCTTAGAATATAGAGAACCAAAATTCCCTTATTTGATTGGTGATGCTTATCATTCGATACCTAATAAATTTAATTTTGATAAAGATTCGAGTCAAGATGCTTTTGATTTCAGTGAAGGTAATTGGTTTAGGAATACAGAACCTTATAATTTAATTGAAGAGAATCTTACCTATAAGTATGCTTATATACCAAATAAATTATCTCAAAAAGTTGATATTCTTTCTACTAGTAGGGGTGTAGTTGATTTTGTTGGTGTCAGTAGTGGTGGAAGAAATTATAGAGTTAATGATGAAGTAGTATTTGATAATGCTGATACTGCAGCAGTTAGACAGGGTTCAAGACTTACTAATGTTGTTGGTGTATTAGCATTAGAAATGGATCCTAATGCAGGAGCAAAAGCTAGAGTTGCAATGCTTGAGGGTGCTGTTATTGATGAAGTAAGTGTTGCAAAGAGTAGTATTAGTGGTGTCGAAGTTTATCCCGCAAATACTTCTGATGGTAGGTATATTCTTTGGGCTGACAATCCTCATAATTTTGATGTTAAAGATATAGTTACACTTACTGGATTCTCTACTACATCATCTTTAATCGAAGGATCTTATGAAGTAGGAATTCCTACAAGTCACTTTAGATTAGTTGGTGTTGGAACTAGCACGGTTGGAGTAGGATCTACTGCAGCAACTGGAATAATTACTCATTTTACAGTAAGTGGAGATCTTTCATATCCTACTATTAGGGAGAATGATATTCTTGGAATTGGTACGGAAAGAATTAAAGTATTAAATGTAGATCCTCAAACATCTAGAATTAGAGTAATGAGAGCAGTTGATGGTACAGTAGGTGTTTCTCATACAGCAAGTACTCCCATTTATGATGACCCAAGAAAATTAATTATTAATGCTGGATTTAAATCAACAACTGAAGGTAAAGTAAATCATCAATTATATTTTGATCCATCATATCACGTTGGAGTAGGAACTAGTGTTGGAGTTGGTATAGGATCAACTGTTTATTTTGATGATACTAGAGCAGGACTTGGTATAACATATGCCTTTATTCCAACTAGATCACTATACATTGAGAATCATGGGTATGAACAGGATGACCAATTAACATATTCTCCAGGTGATGGTGATGGAATAGTTGCTGCTGCTACTACAACTGAAATACAAGGATCTGTCTATTTTGATGGATATGATGATTATATGACGAGTACTGCAAGTAATTACTCTATAAATGGAAATACTAATTTCACTGTAGAAGCATGGGTATTCCCACAATGGACTAATTTCAGTCAAATCTTTAATTTATCTGTTGGTAGTGCTTCCAATATACAATTAATGTATGGATCTACTAATCCTGGTGATATAAGAGTTTTAATAGAAGCAGATAATGGTACTGATTTACTTGATATCTCAACTGGAGCAAATCTTGTTCCTGTAGGTCAATGGACGCATGTTGCTTTTTCTTTGCATGGTACTACTGCAAGGACTTATATTAATGGTGTAATTGAGGCATCTGGTACTCTAAGTGGTACAAGAACACATACAGGAACTGTAATTCATATAGGTGCTCATAAGACTGCTGCATCACAGGATAGGTATTTTAGAGGAAAAATTTCTAATCTTAGATATACTGTTAATGAAGCAGTTTATACAACTGCACCAGGAGTTGCACCAGTGCTGCCTACAACGAGGACCAGTCAAGCAGCAAATGGAACTAATGTCAAACTCCTATGTTGTAAATCACAGGTGTCTGCTGCTGCCACAGGGGTCGTAGGTGCTGCCCTGAGTGTCTTTGGTGATACTATAGCAACTGGTGCTAGTCCTGCATTCGAAATATGGGCAGGTGCTGGTACTACATTGACTGATGGACAAACTGTTTATGCTAATAGAATATCTAAAGATTTACTTGGAATATCTACATGTAAACTCTTTATTAATGAAGCAGGAAATTGGGTTGGTATTGCAAGCACTCAAAGACATTCTTCTACTTTATTCTTTACTGGAATAGGAACAGGAACCTATCATAGTTTTAATACTAATTTCACTCCTATTACTTGTGAAGTTAGAAGAAATCTGGTAACGGTATCTACTGCAGGTACACATGGATTAAAAACAGATGATACTGTTATTGTTGAGGTTAATCCTGATAATACTGGAATAGTTACTGTAAAATATAATGATTATAATAGAAAACTTACTCTAGATGCTAAATCATTTACTGCATCTGGAATAACATCTTCTACAAATACAATTACCATAGTTGATCATGGATTTGCTCACGGTCAAAAAATTATTCATACTGCAACTACTCCTACATATGGATTAACCGATAACGGAGTTTATTATACAGTTCCAGTTGATGATAATAACTTTAAATTATGTGATAGTTATTATAATGCCACTAGATTTAAGCCTATTGTTGTTGGTATAGGAACAAGTGCTTCTGCAGGTACTATTAATCCAGTAAATCCACCATTAAAGATATATAAAGATTCTGTTCTTTCTTTTGATCTTTCAGATTCATCTTTAGCATATACCAAAGGATCGATATCTTATCCAGCATTTGATTTCCGTTTATATGCTGATAGTGCCTGTGTAAAAGAATGGAATAAGAATCCTAGTACGGAAGAATTCCAAGTTAAAAAATCAGGAAGAGTTGGTATAGATGCTGATGCTAAATTAGAGTTGACCGTTAATAAGTATCTACCAGAAACTCTTTATTATAGATTAGTTCCTGTATTCGAAAATGATCTTCCACCAGAAAAAGAAGAACTTAATGTAGATAGGGATATTCTTAATAACCACGAAATTAATATATTTGATAGTGTTTATGATTACACTGGTAAGATTAGAGTTGGTGTTGGATCTACAAATACATTTACATATACTGTAGCAGATAATCCAGAAAAAGTATCTTATGCTGGTACTACTTCTGTCTTAACCTATACAACGAATGCATCAGGTGCAATAGGTGCTGTTAATGCATTTGAGGTTACTGATGGTGGTGGTAATTATTATTCTATTCCTGGTGTAAGTACTGTTACATCTGCTGATGGTAAGTACTGTATAGCAGAAGCATCTAGTCAAAGTATTGGTAAAATTACTAAGACTGAGATTAGGAACATGGGATTCAATTTCCCATCTGATGTAACACTTGAGCCTAGTGTTGCATTACCTTTAATAGTATCAATAAAAGAATTTGCTCGTATTGAGCATGTTGGAATTTTGTCTGCAGGGACAGGATACTCTAGTCCACCAAATTTACGTATTTTTGATGGTAAGACAGAGAAGTATCATGATGAATTTAGAGCTAAGTATGATCTTAAGGCACAAAAAGTAACTATTTTAGAAAATGTTACTGGTGTTCATAATGTTACTCCTTATATCATTCCTACAGAAAATACTAATGGTGTAGGAATTTCTACAGTTGGATTTAATAGTATTACTAAGGATGTAACTCTTACTC